CAATACCCTCATCGGGGTAAATCGCAAAGCTTTGGTATGTGTGAACAGTCTGTGATATACTAAATGTCTATTAACTACGGGAGATAGTCATGAAACAGTGTTCAAAATGTCACGGAAATGTTTTTAATAAAATTAGTGGAGAGTGTGCAGACTGCTCTCATCATCGTCACAGAGATTTTGTCATGTCTTTAAAGGACGGAACTTTTACTGGTTACGACCATATGGACAATGTTTTGTCTCTTATTCGCGGCGGCAAAAAATGGCGCGTACTTAAAAAGCGTAACAAACTCTGCTGGCATCCGGGCGTGCAGACTACCAATGGTAAGTGTGTTTTTTGTATGCTGTCGGCCAAATCTGAATCACCTGTTGCCACTGGTAACATTAATGAACAACGCCTTGTAAACCTCAATGAAGAGTTAGCGATTTTAACTCAATACAAAGCCATTCTTGAGACTGCTGTAGCACTCGGTGTGGATGTACCACAGGAGCCAGCAAAACGCGGTAAAACGCGTCAGGAGGCCATACGTGATGGTGATAAATGGTACGTAGCGGAAAGTCGTTGTAAACACTGCTGGAGTATTGGAGAGCGTTATGTTGAGAATGGTCGATGCAGGAGTTGCGGGAAATGAGTAAATATCGTGTTGTACATGTAATCAGATATACACCTTTTGGTGATGCGGTGCCTTTTCCTGCTGTACAGATTCGAGTCGGTTTCTTCTGGTGGGTAACATTGACACACTGTGAATCAGTTAATCAAGCACGTGTGTATATCGGCAATCATCGTAAGCACCGCAAAGATAAATTCATCAGAGTAATAAAAAAAGCCCCGTGAGGGGCTTTACCATATCAATCCTTTCTCATGCAGTGCGCTCAGTAAAATGAGTACCACTATCAGAAATATCACCGGGTTCCATTGCATCTCACACCTCCTGCTCAGGCGCTGCCTTGATATGCATTCGTGGCTCACCGTCCTTAGGTTCCGGCCACTGGCTCGCCTTATTCACTTCCAGCTTGTCAATCATGGCCTGCATGATCTGTTCGTCAGTGATGCCAGCGCGGCGCTGTGCGTCCCACAGCAGAAACTGCATATCAGCCCATTCTGATAGGTCGCCTGGCTCCGCTGCTGCTTCCAGAGCCTCTTTTGACAGATGCTTCAGCGGCCCTATAGGTCCAACGTTTCCAAATGTCTCCTGTGACCATTTGGCATGGTTGCTGCGTATCTGTTCGCGGTCAGGCACAGCCACCGGCGCTGGCGGTGCGGCGTAGACGGTACGGACAGTAGCGCCTACACGTTTTTGTGAACACATTGCGCCGTAACTTACATCAACCCAGGTATCGCCGGATAAAACTTGGTACACCGGCTCGCTGTCCATTCCCGCCAGCAGCATGCGGGCCATTTCTGCGGATTCTGCATGTGATGCAGGTAGCGCCATGCACTCAAGGCTTTGGATATTAGCCAGTGCTTCCAGCCGCTCCCGGCTCAGTTGTGCTGTCATGATTTGTCACCCCATTCATCCCAATATGCGTCTATTGGTGTTTTCCCGGCGTCGTAATCCTCACGCCATGCTTCAGCATCAGCAGCACTTCCACCCGTAATTTCTGCGTAATCTGAAAGCTGCTCATGCCATTCTTCAAACGTGCTATTTGCTTTAGTGCTAGAAAAATCAGCCATACCTACTCTCCCACTTCCAAGTTGAACGCGAAGCCTTCTTTGGTTGCTATCCAGCCAACCAATGCAACGAATTTAACCAGCCCAAGATTAGCCAGCGCTCTGGCAGTTCTGTCGTTGAAGTTGCGCGATGGTGTTTTGCCTGACTGCAAAGCCTGAATGAATTTTTTCTGCGCGGTGGTTAATTTCATGATTACTCCCCCACTTCCAGTTTGATGCCAGCTTCTTTCATCGCTGCCTCTAAATCATCAGCATCATAGAAATCGTGCGGCACGTACAAGAAAGCTTTTTCCTTGCCTTCTGGGAATTTAAGCGACCCTTTATGCCGTAGAGGCAACTTCACGCACACCGTCCGCGCTTCCAGCTCAGCGATGCGCTTCTTGTCGGCGTCACGCTCTGCCAGCAGGGCGAGGATGTTGGCTGGGGATGCGGCCTTTTCAAATGCGATTTGCACGGCAACCGATTTTGAGTAGTTGTGAATAATGCCGATTTCTTTCAGATTCTCAGCCGCTGATTTCAGCTTCAGCGCCAGCTCGTCGTTGTTAGTCATGCTGCACCTCTTTCTTCTAATTTTTTCCACAATTCCATTCTTTCAACATCCACACTGAGACGATAATCCTGCTCACGACGTAATTTTTCTTCCAGTTCTGCAACACGTTTCTCGGCATCCAGACAACGCTGCATCAACTGACAGTAACTTAACGTTTCCATACTGTCTGCTCCTGTACTTTACCGCCAACGATGAAACGGGTGACACACAACCCTTCGCGGTCCGCTTCTGCACGCATACGTGACAGCATGGTTAAAGCCTGCACTTCTGTCATGGTTGTTGTCATCTCTGACAACGTGTGATGACTGATGATATTTTTCATATTAAAGCCCCTTTGCTTCACTGTTGATGCAGCCGTAAAAAGAGTCACGATATGCATCTTCTTTAGTGTACGATGGTGTCTGATAAATAACGGCTGAGATTTTACTCAGTATTTCTTTTTGTAAATCACTGACGCCCACGCGGTTAATGATGGTAATAACGTCACCGAGCACAACGTGGTTATCACGGGCATCAGCAATTGATGCAACACTCTTGGCATAATTTGCACACTGTTCCGTTTTGGTCTGAGCCTGCACACCGAACGCAAACAGCACTGTCAGTAAAATTGCGGTTCTGGTAATCATTTTAAAACCCTCTCTGTTGTTGATGTGGTAACTATAAACCAATCCTGACGAGTCCGTCAATACTAATTACAAAAAAAAAGCCCCTGTCACGGGGCTATAAATTTTCGCATTAACCATTCATTTACTGTCGGTGGTTTAACCTTTTCGATACAGGCTTTGAGGCAAGCTGTACGGGCGAGTTTATCCGTTATCTCCGGGAAACGTACCTTAGTCTTGGGTACGTTCGTGGCAACGTTGGTACTGTCTGCACTATCAAATGGGTACATACTCAATACACGACCATCCAGCATACGTAGCCCGTGCAACTTTACATCAATGCAGTTATTTATAAAAATTTCATCGAAGACCTCATCCATGCGTGCTTTCCATGCTTTTGAGCGTATCGACCCGTGAGGACCACAACAACCAATTGCGACACGGTCAAACTCCTTGCACAACCTGATGAGACGTTCAAGACTCTCCACTGTATGCCACACTGGTACGGCCTTATCACGTAGCCATACTGGTACTTCATCAATCAATTTGTCATTTTCTTCCTCAGTACCTTCGATGACGTCTGGAATGATGAACCACTCAATGCGACTGTACCATTGTCCCACAACGTCGTAGTATTTTTTCCATTCAGCATCCCAGCATACAACTTTACCGGTTGATTTAGCTTTCTTCCATTTACTGAATGCACCATTGTCGAGTACAAGTTTGCACGGGATGTTGACTATCTTTTTCAACTGGTCCATGCGGGCAAATGAAACGAGTGCACCACTGTCCCGGTAAAGTGCTTTAATGAGCCAGTCAGTGGGACAATCCTTGTCACCCCAGACCGGACCACCGTGGTAATGCGTGGTCATTTAACCCCTCGCAGCAACCATGACCATACTGCACCACCGAATACTTTCGCAGCAAATTGTCCGATAACGACCCACGGCATAAAAATACCGAATGCGATTAAGGGAAATACGACCGAGTCAACTGCGCTGGACGCTAGATTACTTCCGTTGGATTTAATCATCCACGGTTTATGGATGAGAGACTGATATACCCCTGCGTCGGTCACAGCTGCCAGAGCAAACGCTGCAACACTGGCAACAGCAATCATGTCGGTGGCGGGGTTTATTGCAAAACTAATCACCCCGGCAACCGCTATCAGACCTAACATGCGCCACACGCCAATGCGTTCGTGTAATTTGTCACGGATGACAAAATCCAGTCCAATAAATAAGAAAGCATTCAGCGGTGTCACAACTGGTCCAAACATGTGAACTGAAAAGTTTGCAGCACATATGGCCACGATGTAAATAATTGAAAGTATCATGAGTTCCCCGTCATCATTGCGAGTGCAGATGTATCACCCTGTGCCGCAGCGTAATAGCGCTCCACATCCGCAGCCTTCTCAAGGTTAGCGTGGATGTGCCCCACCTTGATGTAGAGCCGTGGCTTACCACCGTCAATCATTATTACGTTGTTCACGCGACCATCCTTGAGAGCAGGGTGCCAGTCGTATCCCAGACTCATCATGAGGTCGCGGCGTTTACCCGGAGGTATCTGGCGTTCCGCACGCATCGAGCGCAACAGATTGTCCAGTGCCTTACTGCTTACCCATCCACCCGCAAAGCCCTGACGCCCTTCATCAATGGCTTCCATAATCTCCTGCTCC